TGAACAGTTAAAAGTAGCACAAGCACTAGCACAAGAGTCAACCGCTCTTAAAGAGGAAAATGCTAAACTTCTAAGTACAACAGTAGATGCCGAAGAAAGGCAATTAGCTGCGTATGATAGAAAAATCCAACAGCTTATTGCTGATGACGATATGTACGAATTGCCTAAATGGCAAGAAGCTCGTAGAGTTAAAGCAAAAGAGATACAGGAGACTAAGACTAAAGCTAATCAGCTTCAAAAAGAAGCTCAAAATGAGCAACAAATGTCTTATGACGCTAATCTCCAAGCTTACAAGGAACAAGCGGTAGATCAGTTAAACAGTAAACTTCCGGGTTGGGAAAAAACCTACGATGAAGTTGTAAATTGGGCTGTAAGAGATTTAGGTCTCCCAGACTTTGCTGAAGTAGTTGATCCGTCAGTAATTGCACTTATGTACGATTACAAAACTTTAAAAGATGGTCAAAAATCTGCCGTTACTAAGCGGAAGAAGGCTCCTGTTAAAAGTGTTAAAGCTACCAAATCTGTTAACAAAAATGCAAAGGCTAAAGAAAAAGCTGACAACCTTCGCAAGAAGGTATTACAAGGTGGTGCCTCTGAAAACCAACAAGATGAATTTCTTGGAAGTATGGTAGACAACATTTTGAAATAAAACTTTTTCTTTTAAAATATAACATTTAAATGGAGAAATTGTAAATGGCAATTTTTAAGACAGAGGATACGAAGGGTAAAAAGGAAGACCTCGCATCTTTTATATCGATGATTACAAGGGACGAAACTCCGTTCTTATCATCAATTGGAAGCAAGAAGGCAACTTCTGTGTACCACGAATGGCAGACTGACTCACTAGCAGCACCTGTCGCTAACGCAAAAGCTGAAGGTCTAGACTTCTCAGCGGCTGATACACCAACGTCTACAACTAGACTTGGAAACTACTCTCAAATCCTTATCAAAGAGATTAAAATCTCAAAGACTTTGGATTCAGTTTCTAAGGCAGGTCGTAATTCTGAATTTGCTTACCAAATGAAGAAGAAAGGTACTGAGCTTAAGCGTGACCTAGAGCATGCAATAGTAGGTACTAGACAAATCACTACTGGAACAGGAACAGCTGATACAGTTGGTGATAACACTGGTCGTAAGATGGGTGGATACCAGTCATGGGTTCCTAAAGAGAACAACTGGGATGCCTCTGCAGGCACACCAGCGTTCCAATCTGCAGCTGGAGGTGATGGTAAGACAGCACACACAGCAGGTACAGCAGGAACACACACATTAGCGTTAACTGACGTTGATGAAGTAATGCAGAGAGTTTACGAAGAAGGTGGAAAGGCAACAGTAATGATGATGTCTCCAAGCAACAAGCGTTCATTCTCAACACTAGCACAAGGTGCTGGTAATACAAGACGTAATCTTGACGAAAAAGGATCAATCAGACAATCTGTTGAACTTTATGAGTCAGATTTTGGTGTTGTAAAAGTAGTTCCTAACTACATTCAGGGTCTAGCCAATGGCTTAGATATTTCTGATGGAGTTGGTGGTGCTACTGACGTTTTAGTCTATGACCCAAGTTGGTGGTCAATGGCTAACTTGCGTGCGCTACAAACAACTGATGTAGGTCAAAAAGGTGACTCTACTGTAGGTATGATTGTTGAAGAGACTACTCTTGAGTGCCGCAACCCACATGGTTCTGCAATGATTTCAGGACTAGGCGTATTAGTTGCTTAATTATAAGTAATTAAATACCATTAAGGGGGTCCTTATGGATCCCCTTTTTTTTATTCAATGGAGGTAATATGGAATCTATTAAATATAACTATAATCAAACTGGTAAATTTAAAGCTGAACAAGATGTAAGTAATTATTTACAGTATGCTCAAGAATCTAGGACTATGAGTAGCTCATTTACTAATAAAAGTAATTACAGAAGTTTAGCAATAGTTCCAGATATAGTAGCTATAGATATACTTAATAGGTTTGGATATGACATACATAGTAATGATAATGATCAGCATGTCTTAACTAAAATAGCAGATATAATAAAACAATACTACCCTAACTTATTAACAAGTAGTATGATTAACAGTGTAAGGAGATAATATGGCATCAATACAAGACCAAGTTAGCTTAAGAAGTGGTATCGCCAGTTGGCTTAATAGGTCGGACTTGACTGACAGTGAGCTAGATCAATTTATTGAAATAGCAGAGGCTAGGTTGTATGAGGAGCTTAGAGTTCCAACTTTAGAAACAACTGAGGCTTACTCTGTAGCAGTTTCTAACTCCAGTATAACTATACCTGCTGGTTTTATTGAAATAATAGAATTAAAACATTTAAAAGGTGGAACTTGTAGTGTCAGTCCAACTACTAATACAACTAGGGCTTTGTGTACAGCTGCATCAGGCACTTGGACAGACAGTGACAAAGACGATGATATAGTTTTAAAAAGAATTGACTCTAGAGTGTTTTCTAACAACAAAATAAGAAACGCCTATACTAGAGAACTGACAAATTTCTTGTTAACAGATAACGAGGGTGAACAAAAAGCATCTGGTGAATATACAATTAAATATTACAAAGCTGAAGACCCAATAGGAACTTACTCGACAACTACTACTGCAGGGTCTGCTGGTTTTACTGTTGGAAAGTACTATAAAATTGCTACTGTAGGAAATACAGATTTTACAGCAATAGGTGCTTCTGGTAATACTGTTGGCGTTATATTTAAAGCCACAGGTGTAGGGTCAGGTACTGGAACAGCTTATGTAGAAACAGTCCCTTGGATTTTAGGTACCGAGTATGAAACTATACTTTATGCATCTTGTACAGTAGGGTCTACATTTATTGGTGATGTAGAGATGGAGCAAAAATTTAATGACTTAACATCAAGAAAAGTAATGGCGTTAAACGATAAAGAAAAAAGAGCAGACTTAAAGGGCGGTATTTTTACTAGCAATTTTAGTTCTTCCTCAATTTAGGAGACATTATGGCAAGAAATTCATTTTATTCTGGAGACGCTGGGGCTGACGTAACAATTGATAATTCTGTTGCACAAGCGCAACTTGCTGAAAACAATGCTGCTGCTTCTGCGACAGCTGCTGCTAATAGTGCCACTAATTCTTCTACAAGTGCTAATGCTGCTTCTACAAGTGCAACTAATGCTGCAGCATCTTATGACTCATTTGACGATAGATATCTAGGAGCTAAATCATCAGCACCGTCTGTAGATAATGACGGGGATGCTTTAATAGCTGGAGCATTATATTGGAATACTGCTTCCGATCAAATGTTTGTTCGAGAAGGCTCTTCTTGGATTGCAATTAAACCTACATCAACCGAACAAGGACATATTAATACTGTATCTGGCATTCAAGCTAACGTAACTACAGTAGCAGGTATATCCAGTAATGTTACTTCAGTAGCAGGTAACGCAACGAACATTAACGCAGTTGCAGGCGATGCTACTGACATAGGAACAGTAGCAGGTATATCTAGCAATATTACAACTGTTGCCGGCATAGCTAGTAACGTAACAAGTGTTGCAGGTAATGCAAGTAATATTAATGCAGTTGCTGCAGATGCTACAGATATTGGAGCAGTAGCAGCCAAAGCAACAGAAATAGGTTTATTAGGTCAAGCTGACGTAATAGCTGATATGGCAATATTGGCAACAGCAGATGTTGTAGCTGATATGAATACATTAGCTACTGCAGATATTGTTAGTGATTTAAACACATTAGCTGATTCAGATATTATTGATGATTTAAATAAACTTGCTACTACAGATATTGTAAACGACTTAAACACATTAGCTACTACTGATAATGTAAATAATATGAATACTGTAGCTGATAATATTAGCTCAGTTAACAATTTTGCAAGTCAATATAGAGTTGCTAGTTCAGCACCTACATCTTCTTTAGACGAAGGCGACTTGTACTACAACACAACATCTAATACATTTAATTACTATAATGGTTCAGCATGGACTGCAGTAGCTAATTATGTTGCAGGAGCGGGTATAGTATTAACAGGTAATTCATTTTCAGTAGAGAATGATGCTGTTGCTATGTCGATTGCACTTGGATAATATAGGAAATAGAAATGGCAAATACATTTAAATTAAAAACAAAGGCTAATATAGACGCTTCATTAACTACGGTGTATACAGTGCCTTCATCAACTACAACTGTAATAATTGGTTGTACAGTTGCTAATGTTAAAGGGGCTTCAGTAACAGCTGATGTTCAATTAGTAACTGCATCATCATCTGGAGAAAATGCAGACGATGTTTATATTGTTAAATCAATACCATTACCCGCAGGATCATCTGTAGAGATAATGGCAGGTAACAAAATTATTTTAGAAGCTGGAGATGTAATTAAAGTTAAAGGCTCTGTAACAGATGCAGTAGACGCTATACTTAGCATAATGGAAATCACAGCATAGGAGACTTAACATGCCTTATTTAGGAAAAGAACCTGCAAGAGTTCCAGTAACAGCTGCTGATATCCCTGACGATAGTATTACAGCTGCTAAGATTGTAGATGGTGTTATTACTGCAGCTGATATAGGACCTAATGCAGTAAACACTTCAGAGCTTGTAGATGATGCAGTAACAGCGGATAAATTAGCTAACTCGATTAATACAGCTATTGCTGCTAATACAGCTAAAACAGGTATTACTACAAGCCAAGCAAACGCTATTACAGCAAACACAGCTAAAGTAACTAATGCTACTCACACAGGTGATGTAACAGGCGCAACTGCATTAACTATTACAGACGATGCAGTAACAGCAGCCAAACTAGCTAACTCAATTAACACAGATATTGCCACAGGCGTTACAGCTAATACTACTGCTAACGCTGCTTTGCCAAAGTCTGGTGGTGCAATGACTGGAGCTATTACAACTAACTCTACCTTCGATGGCAGAGATGTTGCTACAGACGGTACTAAATTAGATGGAATAGCTGCTAGTGCAAATAACTATGTGCATCCTAATCATAGTGGTGAAGTAACTTCAACTGCTGACGGTGCTACTGTTATTGTTGACAACATGGTAGACGAGGCTAATCTTAAGATTTCAAATACTCCAACCAACGGATATGTACTAACTGCACAATCAGGAAATACAGGTGGTATGACTTGGGCTGAAATGACAGGTGGTGGACCATCATTGGGTACTGACAGTATAATACGAACTAATGCACAGACTATTAGTGAGAACATTACAATCGGATCAACTACTAATGGGATGAGTGCTGGACCTATAACAATCGCTGATGGCTACACAGTCACAGTCAACGGAAACTGGAGTGTGGTATGAGTACATTAGAAGTTAAAGCGATACAAGCACCAACTGGTTATAACTTGGCTATGCCCGCTGGTCATATATTACAAGTTAAACAAAGTACATTTGCAGACGATGCTGCAACTAATAGTGATAATTGGCAAGATATTCCTTTATCAGTAGCTATTACACCTAGTTCAACTTCTAGCAAAATATTAGTACAAGCAAATATATGGATTGGTGTAAATGATAATGGACAATACGGAACATTTGT